TGCCATTATGCAAACGCCAGTTGTGGTGTTCCTAATAAAATTCTGTTACTTGCAACAACTAAGTAAGGAACTAAATCAGTTGCTGATGCTGTTGATGTAAGAGTTAGACCTGCTGCTCCAGCAGTCTCATAGTCAGTTCCCAAACTTACCGTTCTGCTGCCAGTTGAGTCTTGCAAAAACGCTATAAATCCTGATTGTCCTACAGCTTCTGTAGAAGGATTTACTAATGTTATATTGCCTGTTAGTGTTAGTACAAAATTTTGATTAGCACTAAAATCTAAAGTAATATTTCCTGTATTAGATGTATCAGTGTCTGTTGCTGTTGTTGCTACTTTAGCTACTAACGTTCCTGTCATTGTTCCGCCAGCTTTAGCTAATGAAGCATTAGATACTGCATCTAGTTCTGCTTGAGTAGCTGTATCTGCTGCTAATTTTGCTGCAGTGACTGTGCCATCAGTAAGATAACTACCATTAATAGTATCACTACTTGCAAATTCTCCTAATGATGTTACGTCTGATCCTGTAAATATTGCTTTTACTGGTATTTTGGCTGCCATTACGTTACTCCTATGTTATCTTGTGTGCCATCTGCTTTAAAAAATGGAAACTGTCCGTTAGTTATTGCTATATTATCTGCACTTCCGTCAGCTTTAAAAAAAGGAAATTGAGTAATACCAGCTACTGCCCAGGTATTATCTCCTCGTAAAAATGTTGTAGCGCTTGGAGAGCCTGTTGCACTTAATTCAGATATTCCAACTGCATCTGCACCTATATCTGCTGCAGTAATAACTCCGTCTTGAATTTTAGCAGCTGTAATACTATCATTAGGTATATCATCAGCAGTGACTGGGACTCTTGCTGGTTGCTTTCCAATATAAGGCATATTATTTCCTCTTCTTTGCAGTCTTAGCTGCACGTTTAAACTGTTTAGCAGTAGGAGCGCCTTTAGCTCCTTTTTTCCTCATTCTCTCTTTAGAACCTGCTTTAATTCTTTTACGTTTTGCATGGATGTTTGCGTATAAGCCTCGTTTTGCCATAATTATTTCTTCTTTTTATGCCTGTTAGCAAAATTTCTTGCAGCTTCTACAGAACCAAAGCCCCAAGCTTTAAGTGCTAATGCTTTACGAGTAGGTCTACCTTTGCTATCTTTCATTGGACCTTTCATTCCTGCAAATCTAGCAGCAAATGATACTCGTCTAGGATTAGTACCTGTTTTAAGTGGTCGTTTTAAATTAGAACCTTGTTTTTTTGCACTTGCTCTACCTTTAGCATTTAAACCACCTTTTGGATTTTGTCCTTCTTTTCTTGTCCACGCAGGAGATTTATATTTACGAGCCATTACTTCTTACTCCTTTTTTTAGTAGTACGTTTTTTAGTTTTTTTCTTTTTACCTGGAGGTCTTCCTCTTTTACTACCGTAAGTTCCTGGTCCGTATGGCATATTTATCTCCTTATGTTATCTCCATTATACTAAGTATCGCATCAACTGCGTCTGTCACAGATCCTTTTACTTTTATTACGTCTCCTGTTTCAAGAACAATCTTATTACCCGCCATAACTTCTACTGAAGAACCTGCTGGTAACGGTATAGCTTTTACGACATATACATCATCTGCATTTTCTCCCGAAGAAGAAGCCGTTACTATTTGTGCATCAGCTGTTACTGATGAACCTTTTACGTTAGATATAGTAAGCCCAATTATGACAGTCGTTGTTGAACTTGGGACTGTGTAAACTGTTGTTAGAGAAGCATCTATACCCGCTTTGGTTTTTAGTTTAAATGTATTTGCCATTATTTACTCCTAACCTAATGCTATAGCCATTGCAACTCCACCGTCACCTTCAGCCTCACTAACTTTATCAGTTAGCAAAGCTGCAGTTAACCTTAATTCACACATGTCACCATCACTAAAAGCTTGTGCAGAAGTACCATCTTGAGCTCTAACTACAGTTAAAGTCTTTGTTCCTGTATTTATACCTGTAACTTTAACTATCTCAGTTTTAGTTGCTGCTGCATTTGCTAGCGTAACATATGTGTAATCGCTCCCTGATAATGTCGGAAATTCTGAAACATCATCCAGTACTACTGAAGTTGCTGAATTTGTAATAGCTCCATCTAATAAAGCAGAAGCGTTATTACTAAATTTAACTGCCATCTTAACTTACAGTTACTGTCCAAGTAATAGTCATGCTATCGCTTGCGCCTTTGTTAACTACAGAAAATACTGTTCTACACAACATATCACCACCTGATGATGCATTGAAAATGCCTGCTTCTGTTAATGCAGCAGTTGCATCACCTGCAGCCCAAGTAGCAACATATGCTATTTCGTTGTTAGTTACAGTTGTTGATGTTAACGCATTACGATCAGTTTCTGATACTAGGGTAGTATTTCCTGCTGCTGCAGCTGTTGTACCTGTTCCTACTGCCATGTGCGTCATTGCTGCTTTTGTTGTATCTTTCATTCTTGATGCAACAAAATTTTTACCTGCTGTTACTACTAAGTTTTTGGTTTCTTGAACTATTTCATCATTTACAGCAATAGTCAGATTACCTGTTAACTTTAAATCATCTGATATCATTATTAAACTCCTTTAGTTTAATGTTATTCTATTAAAAGATGCTCCATTGAGCACCTTACCTGAAATATTTGAAACACTTGTTGAATCACCAATACTTACAGAATCACTAAAACTTCTAGCATATGCAACAGCTACTGCTATCACATCCGACACTGTACAAATATTTCCCTTATTACCAAAATAGTCTTTGTCTATTAAGGCACTATCATCTAAAGTAAATGCGTCTGTAATTACTTTATTGATTTCCGATATTATACTATCACCAAATGTAAATGAATTGTCAAGTACTTCATTCAAACCATTAGAAAAGTTTTCTTGTAAAGTAATTGAATCAGTTACAACTTTACTTAGTGTTGCATAATGTGTATCTGAAAAACTTATTGAATCTGTTTTTCCTAAGTTTGGATGTACATTTACATCTTCACTAACTGAAAACGAATCAGTTTTAGTTGTACTTACTTCTTTTGCTGCGTTTTCAATTATATTTAAATTTTCTGTTACTACTTTATTTACAGCTAAATTATAAATATCTCCTACTGTATAAGAGTCTGTAGCAATCTTATCAAGAGATAATCCGATAATATCAAGCATTGATGCAACATTACCTTTAACTCCATAGTAATCTTTATCTACACTAGCTGCATCATCTAACGTAAATGCATCCGTTAAATTTCTATTAAATGTAATAGCTCTAGCAAAACTTTCAGTTAAACTTAAAGTTTCAGTTTTTGATAATCCTAAATTAAGTTCTTGTAATTCCTGTACAGAAACAGAATCAGTTACGTTTTTACTATAAGCTGTAACTAGAACTTCACTTAAAGGTAATTCGTCTGTAAACCATTGGTTTATAGAGTCATAATCTAATGCTGCAAGACTTTCTAATCTGCTTATAAGTAAAACAGGTTCAGGCGTTGTATACGAGTATGTTGCTTCTAGTTTAGTGGCTGAAACAATATTTTTAGTTTTACTTAAACTAACAATTGCTCTGACTGCCATATTAGAATCCTGCTCTTACGTCAAACTTTAATAAATCTCTAACAGTTTGAATCCTACCATCATTATAAGTAATTGTGATTTCACCTTCATACATTCCATTTGCACCACTTAAAGTAGTATTAGACCACGTCATTGTGACATTACCATTTGATGCAGGACTAACAATTGAACAAGTAATTGTTTCAATAATTGTTGTTGAATCAATTTTTCTAAACTTCATTTTGACATGACTAGCACCTGATAGATCAATTAGTGCCCAGGTAGCATGATTATTTGCATCTAGCGTTTGACCTGATAATGCTGTACTACTATCTTTTAAAGTAATATTCAAAACAGGTCGATTATCACCAGCTACTAATTCAATAGTAGGATAGTATTGTACTGTCGCGCTATTTAATTCGTTTGGTGAAAATGAATGGAAATTAGACATTAGACAAATCCTCGGTCAGTTAATTTAACATTACTATCTAAATTATCTGAATTGTGAAGTCCCATCATACGAATGTGTCTAAGACTTTCTTGATATCTTAAATAGTAAGTATTGTTCTCTTCTTTCATATCACCTTTAACTGATGCGTGTGCTTTATAAGCTATATAGTTATAAATAGCATCGTTGTATACTTGAGGTAGGTCTATGAAATCAGTTGTTAATGATACAGTTGGAGGAACAGCAACATATACTACACTGATATCATCACGTTTTAAAGATACGTCAGTACCTTTAACTAAAATTTTAAAAGGGTGTGGGAATAACAAAGAAACATTTTCATCAACTTTATCTACATATTTAGTTCTTTCATTATTAATTGCAACTTCAGTTCCATCATCATATTCAGCGCTAACAGCATATAAAAAATCTGTTGGGACACTATGTAATGAATTATTAGTAACGTCAGTTAGTACTAATTCTTTTTGTATTAAACCAAAATGCTTATGTAATTCTAAATTTGCTTCATTTAAAAAACTAATAAGGGTTGAGATATTTGCTGATTGTGTTGCATTAGGAGTACCAGTTCCTATATCACTTAAATATAGTTGTTTAACTTCTCCCTTTGTAACATGGGATAAATAGTCGGAAACATACATGTTAGGTCCTAAAGTGGTTTTGTCTCATAATACCACCATAAAATAACTATGTAAACCTTTTAAACAAAATAAGAACTACTACCGTAAGACTCTGGCTCCTCTTCGTCATCCCATAACATTGAACCATCTCCAGATTCACCTGAAGACACTTCGCTAGGTTTCCAAGCATTAAACTCACCTAACATAGATATATTATCTAATTGATCGTCATGCTTAGACTTAAATCCTTTATAAGTTGCTAAGGTAATCTCCATTAACATTTCAGCTAACTCATCAGAATCTCTTAATTCTTCTGGAAACCATATTTTTCCTGCTTTAAACAAAGGTAATGCTATTTGTTGGAATCGACTCATCTTATCTTTGTTAGGTCTAATTCCTGGTGAGTTCTTACCTTTACCTGTAGCTAACGTAAAATAAATATTTCTATTCATTTGTTCGTTCTGTATCCAAGATATAAAACCCCCCTGCTGTCCTGTCACCTCAATACCTACTTCTTGTGGGCGATATTTTTGAGCTAACTGGAATAACGCATCCATTGACTCGTCCATCAATGCACGTTTACAGAATCCATCTACCCACAGCCAATCACCATTATTATTGTAAGCCCAGACATTAATTGTACTAAAGTCAGCACTTTCTCTCGAGCTCGTAGCAAAATCTGTCGTAATATAGAAGTTAAACGCTCCCATATTTTGTTTTACGTTAGCATGCTTGTACCAGGTAAGATCGCTATCTTGTATTAAACGCTCTTCTTCAGACATAATGCGTAGCATTAATTCCTGGTTAAAGCTATCTAACTTACCTGCACCTTTAGATTTAGTATATTGATCTAAAACATAGTCATAGTCAAACCTATCTTCCCACGCACCTCTAAAATTTTCACGTTCAACAGGAAATTCTTCACAAACTGGGTACACAGACACGTGCCATACGCCAGATTCGACTGCTTTATACAACGGGTCTTTAGCATTAAACGGAGTTCCTGACCAAATTACCTTACGTTTTCTAGGATGCAGTGCATAATCGATAGCAGAATACACAGTATTCTCTACACTTTCGATAATTGTGGGCGAACGAGCGTCATCATCAGACAATAAGTCATCCAACATAGCTAATTGTGGTCTCGTGTTTAGTTCTACTGTTCCACGAACACCAGTTTTAGCACCATGTCCTGTGACAACGAGCTCTTTTCCTTGTTTATTCTTAAAATACCAGCGAATATCTGTAAATCGGAACGAATGCAAGTAAGTTTTTAAGAATTCACTGTGTTGACAGCGTCTTTCTAGCCTGTAACGCATCTTTTTTACACCATTTTCTATAGAATCTGACACGTACAAGCCATAATCTACATTGCCAAAGCCTGGTATAGAGCCATATACAGCTAAATATAGTATTAGATATTCAGAAAGAATGGTAGTCTTTGCTAATCCACGTGAACACATATTAACTGTATTCTGTGTTTTGCCCGTTATATTGTCTAACATTTTGTAATGGATGACAGGAGTAGCATTTTCTTCTCCGCGTTCACCATTTACAAGCTTTATGAAACTAACAAACTCGAGGGCGAATTCACTAGGTACATAATTTGGATCAACGCTGTAGTTGATGTCGTTTAACCATTCTTCTACAGTTTTCTTTACTAATTTCACATTACCTCGTATAACTCATTGATTAATGTAGACTTTTTCTTACGTCTATCTAACTCAATTCCTCTAGCTCTGCCCATTGCTTCTAAAGCTACAGGTGATAACTCTGCAAGTTCTGCTCTTGCTAGCTCCTCACAGTCAGTTTCCCACATACACTTAAAGAAGTGTACACATTTTTTAGCTGGTTTTAATTTAGTTTTTCTTCTAAACATATGTTTTTTCATATCTCTATCTCCTCTATTTGAATTGGTTTATCTTTTAAATATCCTTCACAATCAGTTAAAGTATCGTCTCTACAGATTAACAAGCTTTCATTTGGGTCACATAAAGTATTGGGAGGGATGATTAATGGATCTACAGGTTCATGAACAAACGGATTAGTTTGACTACAAGATGTAGCCAACAGTGCTAGTAATACTATATTAAGAATTTTCATTCGATATCTCCTCATATTCAGTTTCGACACTATTCTGTTTCCTAGCAATAATGTCACTCTGCGCAACGTGCTCTGCTGTTACTGCACCACTTTGTATCATCTTCAATTGTTGTTGCGCTAACGCCCTAGTAGTCTCACGGAGCTCATCGATAGATGAATTGCTATAACTAACATCAACTTCTATCTTCGCAGCTTCTGGCGCTTTCAGTTGTGTGATTAAGCACTCAGCAGCCTTTTGACGCACAGTCTCGCTTTTAGCAGTGCGCATGAGCTCTGCCTGAGTATTAATCGCCTCTTGATGTATATCCATATTAAGAATATGAACAGGCACCAAAGTCCTTTCTAAAATCTTATGTACAAGGTCTCCCTTGTTATAAGCCGTAGAAAACGATGCAATCGTTTTCATAGGCGTATTCTTATCTACTAATCTCTGATAACGGTCAGGAAACGTTTTAGCGTAAGCTATCGTATTAGAGTCCCCGATTAACTTATAACTAACAAACTTAACAGCGTTAACGTAATCTAACATCTTATAACGCCCGCTTTCAATCACATCAGCAAACCCAACCAGGTTTTCTTTGTAGATGTCTCTAAACTCATCGCCTTCTGTACTATTAATGAAATCTATCATCTCATCTGTCACATTGTGACGAAACTTCTTAGGCATGCTAGCTTGTAGCTGTTCTTTTGTTAGTACTGCCCCATTATCTTTCTTAACTAAATCCATTATCGCTCAATCCCGTAATATAGCTTTGCCGCTTTAATTTGCGCAGCGTATCGCTTTTCATCTAAAAAATAATCGTCATCAACGCAGTATAGTAACAAAGGGTTGGCAATATAGCAATCATCTCTTCGTTTTATAAATTGTTGATCTATTAGTTCTTTAATGTCTTTTTTAGACATTCTATCTTCAATTGCATCATCAACAGTATTATCTGGATGGAGACAGTCACATACTATATCTACAGTCTCGTGCAGGTTGCCCTCCGACAACCCCGCCCCCAGCTCGTAGCCTACAATAATAAAGTGTTGTTTATCAGCTGTCTGCATGTTCGTCCTCCTTGACCAACTTCTCAAACTTGTTCATTAAACTAAAATAGTCATCGTTACTATTACGGATTGTATACTGAGGATTCAGCATATAGTGTTTACTTGAATGTTTAGCTATGACCTTTAAATCGATTAACCTTTTAACAGAACGTGACGCATAGCTCTTTTTAATGCCCAACGTCTCGCATATCTCTGCTTGTGTTATATTGCATATATTGTCCCCGTTCAACGGTAACTTCCTAAACATGCAACAGTAAACACTGAAGATAGAAGACGAGCCGATTAGCTCGTTAACTATCAACAGATTGTCTAAAGGTATCTTTGCCCAGCCTGCAGTATACGGTGTCTGCATTGTTCTCCCTGAAAAGTACACTCAACAGGGGAAGTATAACACAATATCCCCTAGCAAGTAAACTAATTAACAAAAGTTAACTCCACAGATAACTTTTTAACTACAAAAGTTAACTCTCAGGTCAACCTCGGTGTTGTCGGAATAGGGTCTGTAGCGCTTCCCTTCTTAAGAGATATCTTTTTATATAGCTCCAAGCCTCCGTTGGCTACCGCCAACTACAGCTTGTCGCATAGAATAGCGTTAAAGATCCCAGGGACTAAGTGTGCTATTTTTGCCTATAGAAAAATTACATAATTTACTACGAGTCAAGTAAACTTAGGTTGTCAGACTTTGACTGCGATATACCCCCCCTATGTACTGTCATTAACTATCTTTATTTTTTATCGTATTCAGTGTGTCCGTTCACTATATCGCAGTCAAACTTATGATGACTGGCGTCATTGTGGTACTTGTTACCAAATAAAACTTTTATAATCAATGGAGAATAATATGAAACGTAAAGCTTATGAACGCAATAATGAACGCCTAAAAGTCAATGAAGTTTTCTTAGGTAATCAACTGGTTGGTCACTTTAATGCACTTGATGAATTGAATGCAAAGAAATACCGCCAAATCGAAGATAACATCTTGCATCTTATCGCGACCAACCAGGTAACGATGTCACAAAGACCTGCGTATGATCCAGATGCTGAGGATGACGAGGATTCAGAGTTTGACATTAAAGTCTAACGATCCATCGTTACCAAGGGAACCCCAAACAACGGGGTTTCCCTTGTTTATTTTTTACACTTTTACACATTACACAGTAGTCACATGATAGTCACTGTCATCCTCTGCGGTCGCAGTTGTGGTCTCATATGAGATTTATCATTTATCAATTTAATCACAGGAGAATAAAATGCAAATATTTAAAGTCATTGGTAATACCATCGGAGCTTTAGGTCAGACAGTCCAAGATTCAGCTGAATTAGTTAGTTTAACAGTTGGTGATGAAGGTCTTAAGCATACGACAAGGCAGTCATTTAAGATTATTAATACTGCTTTAGACGAATCAGTTGAGATTGCTCTATTAGAAACAGAGTATAACTTAAACGAGTTCAGAAAGACCCATGCTCTTAAGAAAGCTGGTCGACCTAAGAAGAAAGCATGATGTACAAAATATATGAAGCGGTAATATTCATAACCTTCATTGCTGTATCGTTCATGTTATTTCTATTAGTTTCTTCATGATGAGTGACTTGTTAGGGTGCAAGTAAACAGCCCTACCTTATTAACTAACTCTATAAGAGGCATTCGCCACGAGTACCACCTAAACGCTGTCGAGCTAGGAATGTAATTATAGAAAGAACTGCTAACTAAACCTAAGTAGGTCGCAAATCTCACAACGCGTGAAGATATAGCAGTTATAACCAAGGAGCTATCATGTCATATGATTCAATCATACTGGTTCAAGATATGCTAATTATGGCATTCCTAACAGTTAGTGCAATTGCATTAGCTGTTATGTTTGTCATGTTTAGAAAATATCACTAGTCAAATTTATGACTCATGACTTTATCAGTTGTGAGTCTAAAACTTGGCATCTTTGATAGTTCGTAGAAAGTATTTCAATCCATGTCAGTCGTATTGCTAGCGTATGACTGATATTCCTTTAATGCTAGCAAATCCATATAGGAGAAATATATGAGTATCGTTAAATCCACAAACCGTAAGACTAGAACTAATGGTGTATCTAAGTTCTATATAGCCATCAATGACTCAGATAGTGTTGAGTTCAGACCAACTAGTACATTTGCTCACATAAATGCAAAACAAGTACTAAAGATTATAACTAAAGCAGAGGTAGATGTCACTGCTGAAAATAATCAAGGTCATGTTAACTTCAAACTTGCTATTAGTAACAAGGAAGGAGTTGTGCGTAATGCAGGCTTTATTAACTACTGGGAGAATGACTTAGATGATGAGTCAGAAGCATCCGAAGTTAAACAAGAGCTTAAATCACTAAAAGCTACTTTGCGTAAAGTTAAGCTAAGTGACATTTCGCTACCAATGACAGCGAGTGAAGCTGACAGTATGATTGATGACTTATAATAGTTTATAATCATATGTGCAGGTCATGTAGTATTGAGTTAATGCATGACCTGTACTAAGTGTAAGCGTCACTTCAATAACGCTTATATCTGTAGATAGTACCAAGATAGTAATCGAAAGTAGTCTAATAGATATCTAAGACGCTAAACCTCAAATAGGATACCATTGCGAAGCACTTACTGCTAGTTCCGTAAACATATATTGCGGTGTCCGAAACTAAACCCGAAGAGTTAGGTAACCAACCCTAACAAAACTAATACATAGGCATGCCGATACTAGTTGGAGTATGTCTATGTATTATTCACTTATTAACGGAGACACTATGAATATTCAATTACACAACGAGTTGGAATACTCAAAGAGAATGCGTAACAACCTAATACTACATGATGTATTAGATGAAATACCGACAAAAATTACTCAAGCACTTAGTTTAGCAATACATAAGTATAGATCAAATACTTATTATCAGTCTAAACAAGACCGTGTCAACAACCTACCTGAAACTGCTGAGATAGTAAATAGTATATTAGCTATAGTACTATCATCACCTAGACCAAAACCTATTCAAGGTATAGCTACTGAATTAGGTATGACGCTAGGTTATCGTAATCAAATCAATGCAGTTAAAACAGGTGCTGAAATACTATCTATATGTCATGGTAAATTATATGATATTAAGTTAAATGACGATAGTACTGAGATAGTACCGAAATATCAATTGACACGTGACACTGTTGATAAACTAAATGTATTACAATACTTGCCACCAATGCTACAGAAACCTAATGATTGGATATCCAATACAGACGGTGGATGGTTATGGGAGCGTAAATCTATTATTCTAGGCAAAGGCACTCATCACAACAAGCCTCAAGCTTATGATGCACTCAATCTATTACAATCAGTTGCTTGGACAATAGACATACCAACCTATACTAACTTCGTTAATACTAATGAAGCTATGGATAGTGAGCAATTCGAGCGTGTAGTTCGTGATTACTTTGGTAAACCATTCTATTTCGTATGGCGTTATGACAAACGAGGTAGATCATACTCATCAGGTTATGACCTAAATGTACAATCTAATGAGTATGGTAAAGCATTACTATCGTTATTCAATAAGAAAGTAGTTAACAACCTGGATAACCTTAAGATTGCTATTGCTGGTCATGCTGGACAAGACAAACTAACTTGGTCAGAGCGTATCAATTGGTTTAATCAACAACTAAACTTTGATATTGATACATTTGACGAACCAATACTAGGTTCTAAAGCAATACAAGCATACTTAGACAGTAAGAAAGGTATTCCTACTGGTTATGTTATGAGTATTGACGCAACTGCATCAGGTTTACAAGTTATGTCTGCATTATCAGGTTGTAAAGTGACTGCTAAAGCCTGTAATATGGTTAATACAGGTAATAGAGAAGATATCTATCAATCTGTTACAGACAAAATGAATAAGCTACTAAAACCTATAGACCAAGTAACACGTAGCGATGTCAAGAAACCTGTTATGACTACATTCTATAACTCAGAAGCTAATCCCAAAGAAACATTCACAGAACCTCAATTAGAGGCATTTTACGCGTCATTAGACGATACTTTACCAGGTGCGTTAGATGTTATGGAGGCTATCAATGAATATTGGGATTTTGACTCTGATGTGCATATGTGGACATTACCAGATGGTCATGTAGCTAAAGTACCAGTTACTGAAATGACCAATATCCGTATTGAAGTTGATGAGCTTAATCATCGTACATTCACATATAGATATAACAAGCAACAACCTTCTGAGAACTATAGAAGTTTAGTTGCTAATATAGTACATAGTGTTGATGGCTATGTAGCTAGAGAAATGGTTAGACGATGCCATGCTCTCAAAATCCAACTTGTCCATATCCATGATTGTTTCGTATTTAGTCCAGATTATCTACAAATAGTGTGTCAAACATACAGAGAAATACTAGCAGAGATTGCTAATAGTGATCTGTTATCTGACATACTTAGTGAAATTAGTGGTAATTATGTACCTGTTACAAAACATTCTACTAATTTAGCTAAAGAGATTCTAAATAGCGAATATATGCTGTCATAATGAATCATATTTAGTTAGTTCGACAGACTTGTCTCAATTGCGAGATGAGTCTGTCATTTTTTTCTTAGTCCGTACCCGTTCTCCGAACGGTGTTTCAAATATATCAAACTTAACTCTGTACTATTGATTTGATATACTTTTTACTAAATTTATCTAAACCCTAGGGGGGACTATGCAATTTTTTAAAATTGATACTTGTGAGCTCAAAGGTTGCCTTAATAATCATAAAGGTACATGCTCACTTGATAAGATGGCTGTAGAAGTATTTGCAGTACCTCTAGCTTACTTTCAAGATGCTAGTGTTTGCCAGGTTAGACAACAGATAAATGTATATCGTACAGAAAATTTAATTGAGAACAAACAATGAAAAAATTCACTCTTTCAGGAAATCAGCAACATAATTTAACTGTTCAACAACAGGCTGTTGTAGATAGTAACGAACCTACAGTGATAGTAAATGCTGTAGCTGGTAGTGGTAAGACTGCTACGCTTATGCATCTAGCTACAAGATACAAAAAAGGCATTTACCTAGCTTTTAACAAGGCTATTGTTAAAGATGTAGTGCCTAAGTTACCTTTAGGTTGGCAATGCAAAACATTTAATGCTTTTGGTTTAGCAATGGTCAAAAAACATTACCCTTATGCAAAAGTTGATTTTAACAAATATGGTAAATTTGGCTTTGCACATCCTAGTTCTAGCTCATTAGTTAGTAAACATATGGATATGAATGGTAATATTTCTAGAGATTCTTGGAAAGAAACTTGTGCTAGATTTAAAATTAGTCACAATTATATTGATGAAGCAAAAGAGATATTAGCACGAGGTCAAGAAAATACTACTGTTATTAGTGGTAATGACATGCTTCAATACCCTATTGATAATGGCTGGAAATCAGAAGAATATGAAATTGTTCTTATTGATGAGTGCCAGGATCTAAATCCACAACAAATAGCATTTTTAACGTGTATTCCTACTAAACGCATTGTGTTTGTAGGTGACACTAATCAAGCTATTTATGGTTTCAGAGGCAGTGATCCATATGCTATGGACAAGATTAGAGAACACTATAATCCTGTTGAGTATGAATTAACTGAAAGTTTCAGATGTCCTACTGAAATCATTTCTACTGTTAAACACATAGTACCTGCTATTACTAGTAATAAAACAGGAGGACAAGTTGATTCAGTCAATGGAAACGCTGAAATAGATTTTCCAGATGAATGTTTTATTATTAGTAGAACAAATAGTAATTTAGTTAAGCTTGCTTACAAATTCATCCAAGAAAACAAACATTTCTCTATTGGCGGTACTTTTATTAATCAACTTAAAAGAGACTTAAATAGAGTATTTAATGGAGCTCAGAGCCTTACTGGCATGAGAGAAAATGTTGTTAATCAGTATGAAAAAGAAATTACTAGAGCAAAAGGTCTTAAATGGAGCATTGCTAGCATAGAAAATAAATATGACACTCTATTAGCTATTATTAATGTAGCTACTAGTCCTAATGATATTGCTCAATTTGTTAAAAATTTAGGTATGCACTCAGATAGTGCTAGTTGTAGAAAACTAATGACTATTCATGCATCTAAAGGTCTTGAATCGCCCACAGTTTATTTTATAAAAGCTGATACTTGTGATTATTTTAAGCAAAAAACAAATGTACAGTGGGAAAGGCAACAAGAAGACAATCTTTATTATGTTGCTTGTACAAGAGCACTTGATAAACTTGTATTTGTAAAATAATGGAACTCTTACAATTTGATGAAATAGAGCCTGGTATGAAGGTTCTATATAAAATGAAAGAAGATAGTCACGAATTCTTTACTACTTCTGTTATTTCTACATCTAAAGGACATCCTGGTATTCAAATGGTTAGATTACAAGGAGGTTTTGAACTTATATATTCAGCAGATAACTTTTTAAAATCTGACGCAATTACAGTTAAAACCTTACCAGCGTTGTTGTACAAAGACAATCCTCAAAACCGTACACAGTTACTGTTAGAGGATATCGAAATATTTCCAAATCTAGGAGAAGACTAATGGGTAGACATTATGATGGCGACATAGAAGGCAAATTCTGGTTTGCTGTACAGTCTAGCGATGATGGTGAATACTTTGGTGCAATAGACATTACAGAGGAGAACACAGACAGTGATTATCATGAAGGTTTTACTGATTATGTTATTTATTTTTCTGATATTGACAAGGTGAAAGAAGGTATTGATCTTTGTAAACGTCAATTAAGAGGTAATTACGAACATTTAAACGAATTCTTTTTACAAAATGCTGGTTACAACGATGACATGATTATCGAATTTTATAAAGAAAAATGGGGTATTCATATCAATGAAGGTTTTTTAAGAGAATTACTTACAATCTATGCAAGATTAAATCTTGGCACACAGATATTACTTTATTTCAATGAGAATCCTGGTCAGGATTGTCACTTTACAGCGGAGATGTAATGAGCAAATATATTTTTTTAAAAAGTAAAGACGAATATATTGACTTTGATGGCAATTTATACGGAGTTACTAAAAATGGTAATGTTGATGATACTAACAGTAAGACATTACTACATGTTAATGGTAATTGGTGGAAAGGTTTATCACCATCTGATTACACAATCGTCAATGAAATCTGGCGAAAATTTTTAAAATTAAACGATTAGGAGAATATCGTGGGACAAATGAAAGCATATGCTGAGTGGGCTAAAGACAAAGGCTACTTAAATGATAATTACGAACCTATTAATCCAAAAGCTAATAGTATGGATTATGTAGATGAGTTTGTAAAAGTGCGTGATAAACAACGTAGATCAAATATGGCTTCCAGCCATTTAACTAACTTTATTAATAAACCCAAGGAGACAACATGAGAATGTCACATCAAAAACAGCATGAACTTAAAGATGCTGTTCTTAAAGATTTATATGATGCACCTATGCAAAAAATTGCTGATAAAAAAGGTGCATTAGTTTTACGTAACCATTCTGAATGGATTAAACCTTTAATGCCAATTATCAATCAGTTGCCTGATGGTATGGTTGTATCAAGTGATACTATCAGACTTGAAGTTCCTGAGCTAACTCTTGAAGCAAGAGAATTAGCACAAATAACAACAGCTGAAGAGAATTGGGATAATACTTGTGCAAAAACTACTTGGACACAGTATGCAGATGCTAAATTACCTGTTATGACAAAAGGTACTGGTTGGAATTCTCAAGAGCTTGATATTCCATTACAAGATGGTATGCGTGAAGAAGTTCTTGCTTTGAGACTTGAAGAATATCAAATTCAACAAGAAAAAAAGCAAATGCGTAAATACTTAGAAACTACTATGGAAATCCATAATACAACAACTAAGTTGCGTAAAGTATTTCCTAGTACTTTACAAAAATACATACCACCAGAGCCACCTAGGAAGCCTAAACAAACTAGGTTGCCAGTAGAACTGCCAGATGAAGTGGCTGTACCAGGTAATCTTAAACAACGACTAACTGAAAACTTATTGAATAATTAAGGAGCACTAATGATTGAAATCTCATCTTCTGCAATGGTAGAAGCACTAGACAGTGTATTACTATCAAAATTAACACCTATGCTAGTAGGCTCACCAGGTATTGGTAAGTCTGACATTGTTAAGCTAGTTGCTAAAAAACATAATCTAAAGCTAATTGACATGAGGTTAGCACAATCAGATCCAACAGATTTGAATGGCTTTCCTACATTGCAAAGTGATGGACAACGTATGGATTATGCACCACCAACTACATTTCCATTAGAAAAACTAGACCAAATTCCAGATGGATATGAAGGCTGGTTACTATTTCTAGATGAAATCAATGCAGCTCCACCGTCTATACAAGCAGCAGCGTACAAGCTAGTCTTAGATAGACAAATTGGTGCTCATAACTTACATAAGCGTGTAGCTATTGTATGTGCAGGTAATAAATCAACAGATAAAGCTATTGTAAATAGACTATCTACTGCTATGCAATCCAGAATGATTCATTTGAATCTTATGGTAGACCCTGAAGCTTGGCTAGATTGGGCTAATGCAGCAGATATTGACCACAGAGTCATATCATTTATTAAGTTTAGACCTGAGCTTCTTCATAAATTTAATCCTAGTCATGCAGACGATACGTTTGCTTCACCACGTACATGGGAATTCTTATCTAAAATTATTAAAGATAAGGTTAAATTTAGTAAAACAGACCATGCAGTTCTTACAGGTACTGTAGGTGAAGGTCCAGCTACTGAATTTAGAGCATTCTGTGATGTTTACAAGGATTTACCTACTATCGAAGATATGATTGAAAATCCAACAATGGTTACTATTCCTAATGAACCAGGACATCAATATGCAATGACTACTCTTATCAGTCATCATTGTAATGATGATACAATTGAACCTCTTATGATAGTTATTAAGAAATTACCAATTGAGTTTCAAGTAGTTGTATTAAAAGATATTTATTCTATAGCACCTGAGTTGAAACAAAATCCTATTATTCAAGATTGGATTAGTAAAAACGCAGACAAACTATTTGGTTAATACAATGGAATACGAACAAGCAGATACTCAACTTAGACATGCTAAGATAGATTTGATGACTAAATCAGTCTTCTTATCTACTATTTGTCTAAGTCTAAAACATGAGTTTACTGACAAGTTACCTACTGCTGGTACTAATGGAATATCTATTCTATACAATCCAGAATTTCTTGATAAGCTTTCACCACAAGAACGTACTGGGCTACTGGCACACGAAGTGTGGCATGTAGCCTTTAATCATTTAACCAGACTTGGTGACAGAGATAAAGTACTGTGGAATAAAGCAGGTGATTACGTTATTAATTACATGTTAGAAAAAAGTGGCATTACTGTCCCAAGAGGAGGTTTACTAGACCCTAGGTTTGCAGAAATGAGCACTGAAGAAGTTTACAACATTATTAAAGATGAAGAACCTGAAGGAGGTCCAGGTGGTGATTTTGATGTAGATTTGCTTGAGCCACCACCAGGTTTAGATGAAGGTGATGTATCTGACAAAATAACTGATATGGTTATTAAAGCTCATCTACAGTCTAAAATAGCTAATAAAGACAAAGGTGAAATACCAGGAGAAATAGCAAGAGCTATAGATGATCTAATAAATCCTAAACTACCTTGGTATGAGATATTACAAAGGTTTATGTCTGATTTAGCAAAAGATGATTATTCTTGGTCTAGACCTAGTAAGCGCTTTTATCCTGATTACTACTTACCTAGTCAGCATTCTTACACTTTAGGTGAAGTTGTAGTGGCTATTGATACTAGTGGTAGTGTAAGCCAAGAAGATTTAACTGAAATGCTTACTGAAATCGAAAATATCCGTGAAACTTTCAGACCTGAAAAACTAACTATTATAGATTGTGATGCAGAAATACATAATATTTATGATGTAGAAAAGTATGATAACATCTTAGAATTAGAATTTCATGGATATGGAGGCACAGATTTTCAGCCTGTAATTGAACACTGTAATCAAATTAATCCTGATCTATTAATCTATTTTACTGATTTATATGCAAACACTGTTCGTGATGTAGGAGATTACCCAATTATATGGATATGTACAGATGATAACCCTGATGTACAACCTGTAGGCGAGACGATCTATCTAAACAATGGATAAAATACCTTTAGAATACTTAGTAGAAACTCTTGCTAAGGCGCTATGTTTTGAAAAATACGTAGCAGTTAACAATATCGAAGACTTTGACAGTGTAGATACTGAAGATGCAGTAGCTTACTATGAAGAACGCTCAGAGTTGTATATGCATAAATCTCTTGAACTTTTAAGTATGTTTCATGACTTTGAAGATTCAGAAACTATTAAAGATACTATTCATTAATTAAGGACTTATTATGCGAAATATCCATTTTGGTAGTGGAGAGATTACTACGCTCATCTTAATTAAAGAAGATGCTATTGTAGAAAGTGATCTTAGAAAACACTATATTACGCCTTTAGAAAATAGAGGTTTAAATCAAGATAATATTGCAGTTTATGGTCTATTATACGAAGATAGTAAGATAAAAGCAGATCTAGGTAAGAACTATCTTAGAATGCTATTATCTAAGATTAATAAAATAGGGACTGTTGAAAATCTTATTGTTGCTGATACTAGCTACTTTAAATGGCTTATCAAAAAACCTAAGATAACAGATTGCTATGGTGAGACATTTAAACCTAAATTTGATGGCTATGAGAACTTTAAAGCTGTTGTAGTACCTAATTACAAATCACTATTCTACAATCCTAGCAATGAAGAACTTATTAAAGAAGGTCTTACAGCTATTACAGGTTTTAAAAAACCAAACATTATTCACAGTTCTAGATATGTAATGACATCAGAAGATGCTGAAGATTTCATAGTAGAACTTATGGGGAAACCTGCACTGACTATAGATATAGAAACTACAGGATTACATCTAGGTAGTGAAATTCTTAGTATTGCTTTTGCCTGGGATAAACATAATGGTGGTGTAATCTACATGAAAGATGTAGATAAAACTCTATTGAGGCAATTTTTTATATTGTATGCAGGAACAATGATATTTCATAATGCATTGTTTGACTGCAAACATATTATTCATCAGTTTTTTCCAGACAAGCCAGGTTCTCGTGTTGAAATGCATAAAGGCTTATATGCGTTTAAAAATGTTGAAGACAGCATGTTGTATACCTACATTGCTAAAAACAGCAGAACAGAGGTTAAATTAGATCTAAAGTCTAATTCTCTAGAGTTTGCTGGTAATTATGGTGTAGATGTTAAAGACGCTAGTAAATTACCTGTAGATATCTTACTAGAATACAATCTAAAAGACTGTTTAGCTACATGGTATGTCTATGACAAATATCGTGATATTGTTATTGCAGAAGATTTACTTGAGCCTTACACAACTATCTTTCAACCATCTATTGAAGTATTACTCAAGATGATGCTTGTAGGCTTACCTATCGATGATAGTAAAGTTCTAGAAGTTGAAAAAGAATTACAAGATAAACATGATAGTCACGTATCAGCTATTGCTAAATATCCAGAAATAATAAAGTTTAACTGGGCATTTAGACATAGAACAATGACAGAAGTTAATAGTAAGCTTAAACGTAAGTGTAGACCTTACAGTGACTTTATGGATCTAGAGTTCAATCCTAAATCTAATAATAACATTAGAGAATTGTTTTACACACAATTAGAGTATGAACCAATTGACTTTACAGATACTAAACAACCAGCAACTGGATCTAAAACTCTTAAGAAACTGGTACATGTAGCTAAAGAAGAATCACATAAAGAGATACTACAACATCTTATAGGCATTAATCAAACTAGTAAGATATTAAGTACATTTATCAAAGCATTTAAATCTTACACAAAAGATGGTTACTTACATGGCAGTCTAAAACTAGGTGGTACACAATCAGGACGACTAAGTTCTAGTGACCCTAATTTACAGAATCTGCCTAGTAATAGTATCTATGGTAAAGCTATTAAGTCTTGCTTTAAAGCACCAGAAGGCTACTTATGGGCTGGTGCAGACTTTAGTAGTCTAGAAGACAGAGTCAATGCTTTGCTAACTAAAGACCCAAATAAAATTAAAGTGTATACAGATGGCTATGATGGTCACAGTCTAAGAGCTTATACTTATTTCAAAGATCAAATGCCTGACATTAAAGACACTGTCGAAAGCATTAATTCTATTGAAGATAAGTATCCAGAACTTAGGCAAAAATCAAAAGGTCCTACTTTTGCACTAACTTACAGTGGTACATGGCATACTCTTGTTACTAACATTGGTATCGAGAAAAAAGAAGCTCAACTCATAGAACGACAGTATCATGATTTGTACTCTGTTTCTGACATATTTACTCAAAAAAACATAGATTTTGCAGGTAAACATGGCTACATGGAATGTGCATTTGGACTACGAATAAAGTGTCCATTATTAGCTACAACTGTACATAACACTACATTAACACCATATGCTGCTGTAGCAGAGGCTAGAAGCGCAAACAACGCTGTAACACAGTCCTGGGGAATGCTCATAAATAGGGCTCTTATTGCTACAAATAATATCTTGGAGCAGTCTGATATGGTGTATGATATATATCCAATCAACACAATTCATGATGCAGCCTACTTTTTAGTCAAGGATGATCCAATGTCTGTGAAGTTTCTTAATGATACTTTGATTAAAGAGATGCAATGGAATGCTCATCCGAGCATTTTTTCAAATGAAGTGAAGATGGAGGCTAACCTAGAAATAGGTAAGTCTTGGGATAAACAATTTACTTTACCCAACAACGCAAGTATTGAAAAAATAAAGGAGATTATTGATGGCATTTAAATATACCAACAAAAACAATGTGTCTATGCCGTTAGCTGTATGGCTAATGCATGACGATTATGATTACGACAAACGTGACAATGTTATTAGTGCTACATCTTTACTTAAGCCATTACGAGCATTGATACTATCTCATCAAAACAAAGGTTTAGATAAGACCGTAGACATTATGGACTTAGTAAGTTCTAGGATGGGCTCTGCTATACATGCTATTGCAGAAAAAGCTTGGAGTAATAGAGGCAATATCAGTAAGGCATTGCAAGCATTACAAGTATCTAACTTAGATGAAAAGATTGTTATAAATCCAGATAAGGTAGAAGATGGTCAAATACCTATTTACATAGAACAACGTCATGAAAAAGAAATAAAAGATTACATTATTTCTGGTAAATATGACTTAGTTGTAGATGGTACTGTATCTGACTACAAAAGTACGTCTGTATGGTCGTTTATCTTTGATTCTAACGCACTTAAATATACACAGCAAGCTAGTATCTACAAATGGTTAGCACCTGACAGAATTACAGACAATGCTGTACACATCCAATACATATTTACTGATTGGTCAGCAGCACAAGCTGCTAGAGATCCAAGTTATCCTCAAACTAGAGTGATAACAAAAGAATATCCTATTTGGTCAACAGAACAAACAGAACATTTTATTTCTGAGAAATTAGATTTATTAACAAGTTACTTGGATAAACCACAAGAAGAGTTACCAGAGTGTGACAAAGATGATTTGTGGGAATCTGAAACTGTTTATAAATATTACAAGAACCCTGCCAAAATGGCTAGAGCCACTAAAAACTACGACAGTTTAGATGAGGCTAATTTAAGACTAGCTAATGATGGTGGAGTAGGTACAGTTGTTACTGTACGAGGCGAAGTAAAAGCTTGCAGATACTGTGAAGTATCAGAAATCTGTACGCAAGCTAAAAATTTAATACAACAAGGGAGACTAGTTTTATGAACACCTGGTACTACATAAAAAATTGGTTTAGTAAACCCAAAAAATCCAAAGAGATACTAATACCTAAAATTAAAACTCGTAAAAAACGAGATAATTATCCACTCACAGATAAACAAATCGATCAAATTCAAAAACTATATGCTCTTAAAGAAGAGTATGGAGTTAAAACTTATTCTGAATTTACAAAGTTTTGCAATAATAAATTAGACCTTAACAAAAGTAGAAGTGTCTATCACCGTATTGTTAGCAAACAAGGTGCTTACGAGGAATAACATGTCAAAACCTACTTACTTTAAATTCTCTGAAGAGATTGTAGACATACTTGTCGCTAAAACACAATCACAGAATCGTCACTTTTTTAGATTACTCGTAGCTTATTACTTATCTAAAGTAACTTCTATGATGCGATGTAATATTGAAACACGTGATAGGGGGGTTATACCTGTTAACTCATATGTTTTAAATCTAATGCCGTCAGGTACAGGCAAAGGTTTCTCAACTAATATTATGGAAGAAGACATCATTGATGGCTTCAGAGTAAGATTTTTGAGAGATGTATTGCCTGGTGAAAGTAATGCAGAACTATTACAGATTGCAGCTAGACGTCAAATGATTAATCCTAATCTATCTTCTGATGAAGCTATGGCTGAAGTACAGAAAGAATATGATGCTCTAGGTACGCTAGCATTTAGTTTTGACAGTGGTACTGCACCAGCAGTCAAACAGATGAGACTCAAATTGCTAATGTCTAACGCAGGTTCTATGAATCTAGAGTTAGATGAGGTAGGTTCAAACCTTACTAGCAATGTAGAAATGCTTAATACTTTCTTAGAGTTGTATGATGTAGGTAAAGTCAAACAAAAACTTACTAAGAATACATCTGACAACAAGCGTGGTGAAGAACTTATAGGCAAAACACCAACAAATCTTATGCTGTTCGGTACACCAACTAAGTTATTAGATGGTAGCAAAACAGAAGAAGAGTTTAAGCAAATGCTTGAGACAGGCTATGCTCGTAGAATGCTATTTGGTTATACAAATACTCTAAATGACTTTAAGAAACAAACAGCAGAAGAGTTGTATGATGCTTTGACATCTACTAATATTGTTAAAGACACACAACGTATTAGCCAAGTTATTACTAACTTAGCAGATAGAAACAAGTTTAATACTGTACTTACTCTAACTAAAGAAGATACAATTCATTTACTTCAATACAAAATTAATTGTGAAGGTAGAGCTTCTAAGTTAAAAGTACATGAAGATATTAAGAAAGCTGAGCTATCACATCGCTATTACAAAGCATTGAAACTAGCAGGTGCTTACGCATTTGTTGAGGGTAGCAAGTCAATTACACAATATCATCTAGATAGTGCTATACAACTTGTAGAAGACTCAGGTAAACAGTTTCATAAAATTATTAACAAAGAAGGTTCATATGCCCGTCTTGCAAGATATATTGCAGATGTAGGCAAAGAGCTTACTCAAGTAGATTTGATTGAAGAATTACCATTCTATCGAGGAGCAGAGGCACAAAAGAAAGATATGTTGTCACTGGCTATTGCTTGGGGCTACAAAAATAATATCATTATTCGTAAAAGTTATATTGATGATATTGAGTTTTTATCTGGCGAGGCTTTAAAAGAAACTGATCTAGATAAAATACAAGTAGCATACAGTACTGACATAACTAAAGATTATGAAGGTGCAGTAACTAAGTTTAGTCGCTTACATGAACTTGTTAGTACTGCAGGCTATCACTATACTGCTCATAATTTCTTAGATGGCTATCGTAGTAGTGAAAAAGCTATACCAGGCTTTAATCTACTAATACTAGACATTGACGGTGAGTGTAGTTTGAACTCTGCTAAAGAGTTACTAAGTGAATACAAAGTACTATTTGCTACAACTAAACGACATACTGAGAAAGAAAATAGATTTAGGATTATCTTTCCTATGTCACATTATCTAAAACTTAAACCAAGAGATTACTCTAAGTTTATGGAGAATGTCTTTAACTGGTTACCATTTGATTGCGACACAGCAACAAAAGACATTGCACGCAAGTGGATGTCACATGATGGTCATTACTTTTACAATGATGGAGAACTATTAGATGCTACTTTATTTATACCTCAAACTAAAAAAGCTATCGAGCAAGAACAAAAAATTCTCGATGCTCAAGGCATGAGTAATATGGAGCGATGGTTCTCTGACCGTATCGAAGTAGGTAACAGAGCATCTATGATTATTAGATACGGCTTTATGCTAATGGACAATGGCTATCCAAGAGATGCTATTGCAAACAAACTTATAACTTTTAATGAACATATTGCTGACCCTATTAGTCAAGAAGAAATTCATTCAAAGATTATGAGATCAATTGATAAAAAAATACTTCAGAAGGAGAATAAATAATGAATAACAATCTAGTTTTGTTATGTGGTAAATCCGCTACAGGTAAGTCTGCAAGCTTACAAATGTTAAAAAACCCAGAGGGTGTAATGTATTTGAACTGTGAAAACAACAAAAAGTTGCCTTTTAAATCTAAGTTTAAAGAATATACAATTACTGACCCTACTGATGTACCTGATGCTATTGATTCAGTACAAGATAATGACAAGATACATACTATTGTCATTGACAGTCTTACATACTTAATGGATATGTATGAAAGTACTAAAGTGCTTACATCTACAAATACAATGAAAGCATGGGGTCAATATGCACAGTTCATGAAAAACATGATGGCACAAAATGTAGCTAATTCTAACAAAAACATCATCTTTATCGCCCACACTTCAGACATATTTAATGAGGCTGAAATGGTCAATGAGACTATGGTCAAAGTCAAAGGTTCGCTTATGAACACTGGCGTAGAAAGTTATTTTAGTACTGTTATTGCTTGCAAAAAAGTGCCTCTCAAAAACTTAGAAGATTACAAATCACCAATGCTGTCTTA